GCCTATTCCAGAGGTAGAAGCATCACTAGCGAGATCCATCCCGCTCAATACTTCTCCGCCCTCCGCCGCACCAAAACCCCCGGCAGCTCCGCCCACTAAAAGCGAGGCTACTTTAACGCCCCCACCTCTATCAAGGAAACTGTTTAGACCCAATGGGTTGTTACGTCTGGACGGATTACTCTGGAAGTATTGCTGGCTGTAGAGGTCCATTGGAGTGTTGTCGGCAGAACCCTTTATTATTCCGTCCGGCCCGACCTGAACGCCGGAAGTCTGTAGCCACTGTTCAAAGGACGGAATCTGGGAAGGATCGCCTTTAGGGAGATAGCCTTCTGCCCCCGGATGCCAACCTGTGGATGCATCAAGGGCAGCCCGATAGTTGGCATCGGTGCCGACCCATTGATTGCTGTCCTCACCCATCCAATTCCCGGAGGGTTGAGCGTAGGCAGCTTGTAGTGAAGCTAAAGTTGTCCCCGTTGATGTTGGCTGCCCTACTGCTGCTTGTGAGGATTGTGGATTAACCTGTTGCGGATTCGCATTGGAATAGCGAAGTGAAGTGCCCTCCGCCCAACCCATCGCGGCATCGAGTTGGGACGGCGAGACTCCATATTGAATTCCCGCTTGGAAAATATAGGGCGCGGCACGCTCAATAGACCCGTATTGGCTGATAAGCCCGTTTACGAAATCTTTGATCTGTTGGTTAGATAAAGTCGGCATGGGTCATCCTAAGTCGTCTGATACCACTGAACGCCCTTCTCCCAAAGTTCGTGTGTCATCCATTAGATCACCTAGATTTCGTAAGACCCGCAAAGATTAAAAACATTGCCAGAAGCAACCTGGGTAGGAAGATAGCACCTGGATGTCGCAACATCCAAGTGACATACTCCAACAGCAGCGTTCGAGGTATCGTTAGTCATAACCGCTATCCCACTCAGTCCCTTCGCTGTCAGAGGTAAAGTCAGGTAATCCGTTCCCGCCACCGAAGCAATCGAAGTCGCCGCACTGAACTGAACCTGAAACTCAACCAATCTTCCAGCAATTCTTAATCTACCACTATACGCCGTTGCACCAATTACCGTAAGAGAGCCAAATACCGGTGTCCAAGTGGACCACTTATCTGTTCCGGTCAAGTCCGCATAAGCAAAAGACTGCTGTGCAACCTGAACAGAATCGAAGGCGTTATAGGGTTTCTCAGGGGGTTTCTCAGCCATCACGCCGCCATTGATTTTCTACCAATCAATTTCTCCAATCTCATCGGTCCATTAAATGAATGGCTCAACACATAAGCTCTGCGAAAACTTGATCCACACCGGGACAGTCGCGGACGGGTGCTGGATAGATCAAACACCCCCAGAACAACCGGGGTAGTGTAATCATCATCGTAGGATGAAAGAGTCAAATCCGATCCGGAGGTCTCGGTATCCGCTACAATCTCCACTTCCTCCCAGAACGTCCTTTGGTTATTTTCTCCGACGCGGGAACTCTGATAGGTGGCGGCATAACCCACTCCGTTATCCTGAAAGACCAGTGAAGCGGGGTTGATAACAAAGACTTTACCGCTGGTGGAGGTTTTACTGATCCAGTAGCTAACTTGAGTACTTCCAGCTGAGACACCGGAAGCCTTATACCAAAGGTTGACAGTTCCATTGATCTCAAACCATTGATCTTCTTCAAGACAGTATCCGAAGGATATTGTTGAAGCGGACACGATAAGAATATGTCTCCCATACCATATATCGGCGGCGAGAGAGATATTTGCAGCTCCAGCGAGAATCAGAATGGTTTCTATCTCTGGAGTGGAAATTCGCTTGTAGCCGTTGCTATAGGAATGAATCCCCAGACCCCCCTGGGGACTGGAACCGGCCCAGAACACGACATTACCTATTTCCGCTATTGCGTCCGCTGAGACACAGCCGATTCTTAAAGTCATCGGCTCGACTCTTATGAGTGGTGCCGGAGTCAGTCCTGAGTTATAGAAGAACTGCACGGATTCAGTCCCGAACGCCATGATCTTGTCACCAAGTCTTATCACTCCGATACCCGTATCAGGATAGGAATTGGCGGTTACAAACCCGGTGGCAAGCCAGGAAGTAATGCTGGCGTTTTCGCTGTTCCAGATAACTCCGGTGGAGTCCATGATGAACGACCAACCGTCCATGTGAGCGAACCCACCCACTGTTGTCAGGCTGTTGTTCCCCGGATACTGAGCATCAGAAATCTTCGTTACCGTCCCGGCGGGTTGGTAATACCAAGCTGTCGAGTCGGTGCTGGCAATGGTGAGGGTTGCTGTAGTCCCGACAACGGTTTCAGTGATTGACCGTGCTTTCCCGGTGATGATAGTAGTATCCGCGTTGTTCGTGACCAGTCGTGTCGTGCTGTCGTAAATACTGGAGTTCGTCGCCCCGAAAGCCGAAATGATCTTGCTTCCGTTTCCAGTCCACACCAGTATTGAGTTTCCGATGCTGCTAGCTTGTGGGGTCAGACTTGAGGCAAATCCCGGTCTTTTGACGAGATAACGCTTGTCCTCAATCTTGGTCGGGAAACAGTTGATGAGTCTGCGGTCTTTAGTCGTAGAAGGTGCCGATTTACCGACTATCGAAAGACCCACAACACCGACATCGACAATACCGTAAGTGTTGTCAATCAATACGTTGGTGGCTGTAACCCGAGTGTTGTAGGGGCCACCGAGTTGATAAGTGAAGCGTTCACTCATAGATGAGGTTGGAAATCGGATGGGTCACGTCGGGTTGCTCCACTTATCGAGCGGCGCAATCGCCGCCATGTCGAGCTTCAACTGGTCGTGCTGCGCAAGGGTGTAGCGCGCGATGACAGTTGGTAGATTGATGGTGCCCACCGCGCCGCCGAACACCTTGATGACTGCGCGGGTCAGCGTTGGGTCTTTCGCCACGCTCAGCAGAGTTCCCGGTGCGTTCGTCACATGCACGTTGCGTCCCAGATTCACCGCTCCGTTGAAACTGGGATGTGCCGTGTCGCAGAGGAAATAGACCGATGCCATGCTAGTCCGAGGGTGAGGTGGCGTAGGTGGATAAAGCACCTGTCACGGTGAACGCGCCGCCATCACCGCCGTCGTTGTTCAGCACGAAGTTGTTCGCTGTTTCTCCATCGTTCAGGTGGAAGTAGATGTCCGGTGCGCCGAGCGTGGCGCGGGCGTTAACAGAGTTCGTGGGTCTCCCGCCTGAGTCGATAAACATGCGACGGTTGGCGGTGACGCTGAAATCGGTGTAGACCCCGGTCCAGAGATACATCTCGGCAATGCCGCCGTCGTATTTCAAGGCACCATCGGGATAGGCGCCGATTGACCAGTTGGAAGGAGTGAAGTCCATCGTGTCGTTCGTATAGGCGGTAACCGTGCCAAGATCGCTGGTGTCGCCCAGGTAGATGAATCGTTTTGCGGCGTCTGCTAGGTCAACCGAAACCATCCAGCATTGCCACGCGGAGGTGGATGTCGTGGTAGTGCTGACGATAGATAAAATGTTCGTGCTGGCAGCATTTTTCACTATTATTTCAAGTTTGTTCGCTCCACTTGGGGCAATCAAACATTCGATGGGTGGATTGCTATCCGTGCTGCCACAAAGGTATGGCCCCTGGGAAGTATCGCGCTTCTGCCACATCACGAACGTCATCTGCTTGCTGTCCACTGCGTTGGTCAGCCCCGCGCCACGGGTCGCGTAGTCATTGGTGCCATCGAAATCGGCGGCATCCACCGGAGCTATCGCACCGTGTGCCAACAAGATTTGTTGGATCGTCATGTGAGCCCGTAGCTCCCGCTGATGACCCAGCCGGTCGTCGAGACCTTCAAAGCCGTGGCGATGTTGTTCGCTGCCAGCGTCCGACTCCCCGTTGTGCCAGCCCCCATCAAGGTCATGGTGTCGCTGGTGATGGCAATGGTGACGGTGTTGATCTGGTTCACAAAGGTGATCGCCGTCCCAATCGCGTAAGCCACGTTCGCGTTCGAGTCTATGGTGAAGGTGCGCGCAACGTTGTCGGCGGTCGGGTGCAGGATGTGCTTCCCGGAATCCGTGAGCACCGTGGTGTACGCCGCGCTCTGGCTGTTCTGAGCAATAGGCAGCTTGTTGTTAACTCCAGCGGCATCAGCCGGATCACCAAATATCGTGTAATGCAGCCGATTAAAATCATTCAGCGAATCCGCTGTCATTACCGTCGTGTTATCTACATAAGTCGTGTCGGCCACAGTTATTCCTTTATCCCAATCTCATTTGAAGACTTGCCCTGCCGGTCTCGGACTGTCTATCGTAGCCGTTCACATCATTCAGAATCTTGTTGTACTTGGCTTCCCACTTCGGAATCCGTTCATCCTTCCCGATCAGAATGACCGACTCAGCCAAACATCCGAATAGATAGAGGTCCGGATTGTTCGTGAATAGGGCATGGGCCGTGGTTGAAAGCGCGGCTAGTCTCTTGTAGTAGACACCCTTGATGGTATATCCCGAATCAGGGTAAGGCCCGAATATGAAGTTCGTCGTCTCTCGGGCGAGGAACTTGGGCTTTCCAACAGATGTTCGGGTTCCATACTGAGAGTAAATCCATTCAGCCGATCTGGGTGAAACAGTCTGCACCGGAGTCCCGTCCACATAGGCATATTTGAGGGAAATGTAGTCTGATGGAACGGCTATGACTCCAGAGGAAATAGCGGTAGAGATCGAGGCTTCAGTGTCCTTTGTCTTGCACTCACGGAAGATTCTGTTCTCAGC